GGTTCAACTTGTGACACAGCCTTAACAGCTTTTCGTGGTACTCTCGAAATAGAATACTCTGTATTTTAGGAGGGTAAAATGGCTGATACAGTTGCAACTCAAACCATTCTAGATGGTCCAAAGTATGCAGTTTTAAAATTCACCAATATAAGTGACGGCACGGGTGAAAGTGCCGTTACTAAAGTTGATGTAAGTGGTTTAGCTACAAGTGCTAATGGTACTACTTGCACAGGTGCTACAATACAAAAGATCTGGTGGCAGTGTACGGGTATGAAAGTTAATATCCTTTTTGATGCTACATCAGATGTTTTAGCTATTCAACTTGGTGAAAATCAATCTGGTTATCACGATTACACTTCTTTTGGTGGCATACCAAATAATGGTGGTTCTGGTGTAACAGGTGATATAAAATTTACTACTGTTGGACACGATAGTGCAGACACATATACAGTAATTCTTTATCTTAGAAAAGAATACTAACGATGAAGATGGCTGAACTTGAAATTTGCTTGGCAAAACTCGAAGAAAGAGTTGGAGCAATTCAAGAAGATATGAAAGAACTTAAAACAGATGTAACCCAACTTCGTGCTACTGCTGATAAGTGGAGAGGTGGATTTTGGGTTATGATGGCCTTGGGCGGTGTTGTTGGCGTTGTGGCTAATCTAGCAATGGGTTGGTTTAAATGACAATATCCCGTTCAAATATTCCTAAACAAATAACTACTGGAGGTAGAAAAATGAAGAAAAAAGGTTACTCAAGAGGTGGAGCAGCTATGGTTAGTCCTCGTAAAATGATGGCTAAAGGCATGAAGATGGGCGGTAAAGTTAAAGGCATGAAAAAAGGCGGTAAAGTTATGACTCTTTCTGCTATTAGAGCTGCTGCTAAGAAAAAAGGTTATAAGTTAGTCAAAGCTTAATGCCTTATTTACAGAGTAATATTCCTCACTTTAAATGTTGGGTGAGAAGAGAATATACTTGTAATCATCTTAGATACCACGGAGAGTTTTTACATGCTATGGCTGTTGCTGTGACAACTATGCCTAATAGATGTTTAAGCTTTCAAATGATATTCACTGGTTCAGAGGTAGACGACACAGATGATCCTAATGTTCATGGTGGAGCTATGTGGGCAAGAATGCCTATAACAGCACTCATGGCTGATATACCAGTAGAAGAATGGCCTGTTCCTATGGATGTGTATAATGCACAGCCTTGGGATTGTCCTTCACACACTCATGCTGTTTATAGCTTAGATAGAGCAACTCCATGTCCCTGGTTAGCTAAAATAGAGGGTAATTTCTATCCAGCTAAATATTTGTTTACAGTTGATTATACTGATAGCGAAATAGCAGATGATCCAGCACAACATAAACAAAGTCACGTTATGTATTTGTTAGATGCTGGTGAATGGACAGGTAATATTGTAGCATTGCCAAACAACAGAGTTCGTGTTACACATCCAGCATGGTTTGAAACAGGTGAAGGTGCACCAGATTTTTTACCTTCACAGCATATACATTATTCAAAATCTGATTTAGACTATACATTAGATGTAAATAAAATTTTTGATAATTTGTATAATGAGGATTAAATGGCAACTTCGGATTCAAGAGACTTTGATTTAGATGTAGGTGAGATTGTAGAGGAAGCATACGAAAGGTGCGGTCTTGAGGTTAGAACAGGTTATGATGCAAGAACAGCTAGACGTTCTCTTAACATCATGTTCTCTGAATGGGCGAACAGAGGACTTAACTTATGGACAGTAAACTCTGCGACACAAGCTCTTACAGAAGGAACCTCTAGTTATACTTTCACTGCTGAGTATACAGATTTGTTAGAAGTTGTGCTTAGAAGAAGTGGCACAGATTTTAGCATGTCAAAGATATCAAGAGGTGAATATTTAAATTTACCTATCAAAACTCAAAAGGGTAGACCAACACAGTATTATTTTGATAGACAAATAACTCCTAAAATATTCTTATGGCCTACTCCAGAGAATAGCACAGATACATTAGAGTATTTCTATGTTAGAAGAATACAAGATGCAGATACTTTACAAAACACATCAGATGTTCCTTTTCGTTTTTTACCTTGTATGGTAGCAGGTCTTTCTTATTATCTGTCAATAAAACGTGCACCAGAAAGAACACAGTTATTAAAAGCAGTGTATGAAGAAGAGTTTCAAAGAGCAGCAGCCGAGGATGAAGATAGAGTGGCACTTAATTTAACACCAGATATCAAATACTTGAGAGTTTAATGGGACGATTTGCAACAGGCAAAAACTCTTACGGCATATCAGATAGATCTGGATTTCGTTATCGCTTACGAGATATGAGAAAAGAGTGGAATGGCTTGTTGGTAGGTAAAGATGAATTTGAACCTAAACACCCACAAATAGATTTAAGAGTAAAGACAGCAGATGCTGAAGCTATAAAGGATGCCAGACCAGATAGAGATGAACCCTCTGTTTCTGTTCTTTTAGCACATAATCCTTTTAAAACTGGCACGGGTGGTAGTAATCCAACAACAGTTACAGTAACAGAACGAGCACATGGAAGATCTGCATCTGATACTGTAAGATTTAGAAACGTAGCACCCTTTGATGGTATATCAAGTTCTACTATGCAAGGTTCATCTGGCTTTACAATACAATCTGTGGTAGATACAAATAGGTATACTATAAGCGTAAGTGCTACAGCTACTTTAGGAAATACTACAGGCGGTGGCGGTATAGCTTCTGCTGGACCTGTGACGTTGGAGAGTTAAATGAGTTACACATTAACAACATTGAAGAGTGCAATTCAAGATTATACTGAAAACACTGAAACAACCTTTGTATCTCATTTAAGAGATTTTATTAGATCAACAGAAAATAGATTATTCAAAATGATTGATTTTGAATACTTTAGAAAAAATGTAACAAGTGCTACAACATCTTCAGATAGATTTTTATCTGTTCCAACTGATTACTTGGCATCTTTTAGTTTATCTATAACAAACTCCAGCAATATAGAGTTTTTATTAGAAAAGGATGTAAACTTTATACAAGAGTACAATCCGAACAGTTCTACCACTGGTACACCAAAGTATTATGCACGATTTGATGTAGATAATTTTATACTCGCACCAACACCTGACAGTAACTATTCTGTAGAATTACACTACTACTACAAACCAACAAGTTTAGCAGACAGTACAATTGAATTAACAGTTGCATCTTCATCTAGTCTTGCTGTCGATGAAGTTATAACTGGTGCATCTAGTGGTGCTACGGCTACAATACAAAGTAAAAACGACAGTACAAACAAGTTAACGATCATTGTACCTACAACAGCATTTACAAGTGGTGAGACAGTGACAGGTGGCACAACTGGTGCATCTTCTGCCATATCCGCTATATCAAGTGATACAACAACTACCTGGTTAAGTAAGAATGCGTTGAACGCAATGCTTTACGGATCGCTTTCAGAAGCGTATATTTTTATGAAAGGTGAAGCAGATATAATGCAATTATATGAAAGAAGATTCATGGAAGAAGTAAGTAGATTAAAAGATTTAGGTGAGGCTAGGGAAAATGCTGATGCTTATAGGCAAGGATTACCTA